CTTTAGTCATAAGGTCAAAGACTTCTATATCATATGTACCATCGGCGTTTTTTGTGCCTATCTGGTACACTGGTTCACCCGTAGAGAACCTGCCATTTTGAAAAACTTCCATATATCACCTATGTATACAAAGTTGCCTTACGGCGATCTTCCATAACTGCCCCACATCCACGAGCTACGTCACGTTTTCGTCTGGCTAAACCACCGCTTCTCATATTCTTAACTTTTGCTTTTGGCGTATTTGCCACTACAGTTTTACCCTTTGCGCCAGCCTTTTTCTTTTTTCTAGCTGTCGAAGCTCTCTCACTCTGCGATAGACTGTTTGCTTTACTGCGCGGTAAACAGCGGTCAGGGTTTTTCTTATCTTTAGACGTGCCGCATTTGCCCTTGATCTTACCGTCAGTGCCGATACGAACCCAATCCTGTTTTAGCCAATCTTTAAGAGCGCCCATTACGTTTCAATACCTTTTGTAAAGTCTTCGCTTGCCCAGCATGAGCCTTAGATGCTTTCTTTAATTTAGAAATCACCTTCTTTACTTTTTTCTTTTTAACACTTGGTAAAGCCATGTTTTAACTTTTCTTTTTACCTTTTTTGCCACCGGGTGTTATCTTACCTTTGCACACTTGAGAAGCGTACATATTTGCATAAGCTGACGGATACGTATCAAATTTACGTTTTGCCGCTGCTTTACCCTTTGGGCATATTTTACCACCAGATTTATAGTATCTTCGCATATCTACCTCATTTTACAGGCACGTGTGCCTTTACGTGCTATACCCATGCCGCGAACTTTCTTTCCTTCTTTAAACTTCTTTTTAGGTGGCATACGCATACCACCCGGACGTTGCGTAAGATCAAGCATAGCTCCGCCCCCACGAGGAGACCCATAAATCTTTTTGCGTATGTTTCGCTCCTGCATATCTTTATCGGCATCAGGATGTAACTTTCTTTGAAATTCTAGTTCTTTCTTAAAAGCACGGTCTTTCATACGCCTTGTTTCTTCGTCAAAGTCCATAAGCTATCTCATCTTTGCTGGACGTACACCGCGTTGTGCAATGCCTGCGCCACGAACCTTGGCCTTACCACCTTTTGCGCCACCTTTAGTGCCGCCCTTGGTCACCATTTTACCGCCCTTCATTTTACGGATAGTGCCACCTTTAGCCATTTTCTTTATAGTACCACCCTTGGCTTTGAAGCCCATATTATTACGCACTTTTTGAGGTAGCTTACCAAGACCTTTGTTGCCTTCGGGTACATCTTTCAGACCACCAGCCTTATAGCCCTTTACCTTCATACCCTTTTTCATCTTCTTGATGGTGCCACCTTTAGCCATCTTACCCTTACCGTCAGCAGCAAACTCTGGAACCATTTTTCCATCTGGCCCTTTTACCATAGGCAGTTTGCCACCAGCTTTGTAACCTTTATTTTTCATGCGCTTCTTCATTTGTTTTTCTGTAGCGGTTTCACCGTACATGCCACCTTTGGCGTAGCCTTTATTTTTCATTTTCTTCATCATCAGTCTCCGAATATAAGTTGTCAAAGATTTGGTTTACATCCAGCGTATAATCTAAATCAGATTTACTGTAATGAATATGCTGGGACGGCTTAAAGTCGGGAGCACCTTCTCCGACCTCGAACCATGCAGGGTGAGTAACCCGCACACGGTTATTTGGCAACGCAACGATATTACCTGTCCACGGACCTGCGTCTAACAGTTCTAACACGTGTGACTGTTTGTGTTGCGCTGGATCATCTGCAATTTCAGAGTCTGTGTAATCCACAGTGAAATAATACTTAGCGGGGTAAAACTCCCCATCTATCTTTGCCATCCACGGACACGGTGTGGCTCTGTCTAATGTGTAAACGCTATGAGTACGAGACGAACAGTCCCACGGCTGTGCTGCCCATACAGGCATGGGGTCAGGCCATTCTTCAAAGGCCGTGTCACCTGTAAGCGCAGTTATCGGCATCCTAGCCCACATAGCGCCACCGTGTATATTTGGTTCGTCTCCGTCATATGTTTCAGCACCTGTAAATATAACCTGAAAAGATAAACAGCGGTTTGGCATTGCTGTTACTGCTATCACCATAGCGTGTAAAAACTCTCCATGATACTGTTCGTGGTTATGTGTATATTCCTTTCTTACCCAGCATTTGAACTGAGGAACGTTGCTTGTTAGATACGCCATTAAATTCTTTCTTACGTTTTTTCGCGGCCTCTTGCTTGCGTTTCTGAGAAACTTTGGATGGAGGCGATTGTATTTGTTTGCCCATTTGAGCGCGAGAAATAGCCATTAGCAGTTCCACTTCCGTAGGCTTTTGTTAATACGACTATTCGGATCGTTTGCTGTCTTAGCACTTGTAAGACGTTTCTTCATGCCCTTCATACGGGCGCAAAAGGATTTACGGCGTTTAGCAGCCTTGGACCCTTTTTTTAGTTTGCTGGGTTTGGTTGTAACCGCAGTCTTTAATTTGCTGCCGGGATTTTCACGGCGATAACTTTCAACACCTTTTTTGTTAAGCCCACCGGACTTACTCTTCCCCTCCTTACGTTGCCATGCAGGGGTTTTTACACTCCCACCTTTTTTATAGTAACTACGCATACGCGTTACCCAAATTTCTTCCGCATATACAAAATTATAGTGTATGTATCTGCAGAACTATGCCCAACAGTAGTGAAGTTGATATCCCCTGTTACACCAGACCCAGCGTTGTTAATTAACCCACCGAATATAGTATAATCGTGATTACCGCTTTGGTTTTCACCAAGTTCGATAGCCATGACATCAGTACTTGCATCGAACAGTATTTGTACTTTCATACCAATACACTGCCACCAGATACGTTCTATAACAGCACCTGTGCAAGTCTGGCCTCTCCAACTACTTTGAAGCGAACTAACATCAACCTTTGTTACAGCAGATTCTCCTGTACCATCGGAGATGTTAGTAAACTTCATAACAGCATGCGTAGGACCATCTAATATAGTCTGTGAAGCTACTGTATCAGCCATGAAATCCTCCTATTACGCTATTTGTACGTATTCAATTATAAACGTAAAGGAACCTGCAGTTGTAGCGTCTACCGTGTTGGTTATATTGCAGAATATGGTTCTTGCCGTATCTGTATACTGAACAGAAGCTGGGGCTGTTGTACCGTCTTGTGTCTGAAGAACCAAGCTGGTCACAGTTACGTTGTGTGCAACAACGGTTGTGCCACCATCAAGAATTTCATCAGTCTGAGCCGCAACGATCTGTGCACCAGAACTTGTTGTACCAACCTCATACCCGATGTCACCTGTTCCAATAACAGGAGATACGTCACAAAAGATTTTAATATCTGTGATGATTGTATTCGCTGGTTGTGTGAACTCACCAATAGTCGGGCTGTCGCCTGCCGTAGTGTTCACCGTTACACCTGTAGCAAAACCTACATGCTTTACGTATTTGTTAGTTACAATGCCCGTAGAAGCAGTGCTTGCGACTGTAGTTACAGCACCAGTAGAAGCATTTTTAGATATTACTTGAAATCCGTTTTCCGAACGGACGGGACCATTAAAAGTCGTATTAGCCATGTGTATCTCCTGTCTTGGCTAGTGTCAGACACACTATGTGCCTGTCAGGGATAAACACATTATACATACATCAAAACAAAAAGAAAGGGGCAACCGAAGTTGCCCCAGTTCAGGCGAACAGACAAGTCTGGTCGAGCAGTAAACTTAGGCTCCGGGCGAACCGAAAATACCAAGCGGATCAGAAACACCGAAGCTATAGCGCTCACGTGCTTTGTAACGGCTGTTGCCAGTATCAAAGTCAGCGTCCATAGATGTAGCCATCGGGCTACGTGTAAAGTGTTTTAGACCGTTTGGAACATCCGTCATAAGGAAGAACGCATCAGTATCTGTTAGATAGTGGTTGATGGTATATCCTTCAGGTATGGAGCCATTATTGCGGATAGCGTTTAGATCGTTATCTGCAGTGCCTACGCGTCCTTCTGTTTCCAACAGACGTGTTGCAACGAATTGCAAATTTGGTGGAATCACAAGTTTACGTGGGCGTGCGGCGATCAATAGACCACGTTCATCCGTCCAGCCAGCAATCTGAATAACAGCCGCCTCAAGAGAGGTTTCGTTAAGATCAGCAGCTACGGCTGGTTCGTTTGAGTTAGTCCCGCCATTGACCAATGGGTGTGCGGTTGAACAAAGCTCAACACCATCTCCATAAGTCACGTTTGAGTCAAAGGCACTGTTAAGAATAGCAGCGGCTTTAACCTGTTTTGTGTACGCCATAGCACGAGCGAGTGCCTTGGTATAACGAGCAGACAGTGAGTCATACAAGTTATCCTCAATAGCTTCCTCAGTAATAGAGAAACCCATTGCCACTGTTTCGTGTGTGTAGCGTGCGGTGAATGCTTCCTGTGCATTGTCATATTCGATGGCAGAGCCTTCGTCTTTGACAGGTGCTGCGGAAAAACCACTCAATTTTGTTTCTTCTTCAAAGGAGCGATCCGATGTTTCAGATTCAAAAATTTCAGCGTGTTCTTCACCGTATTTTGCGTACTCCAATCCGAACAGAGCGTTCAGGCCGGGAAGGAGTTCTTTAAGTAACTGGGCGCGTGAAATAGCCATAGTTTATAACTCCTTATACACCAGTAGTGTTGTCGAATGCGTGTCCTGCATTCCACTTCACATAAGCTTCGGTAAAGCCACCAGAACTGTTTTTAGTTTCTTGCACTAAATCAACAATACGGAACGGCAACGTGTTGGTAGTTGCAGAAGAATCTGAGATACCACTACGGGAGTTACCCGATACAGAATCACCAGTATTATCTACACCAGCAACGTTTGCTCCGATGTCAGTTATTGCCAAGTCACCAACAGTGGTGCCAGATGAAAGCACAACAGCTTTAAACAGTACGTCTGTTGCGTCACACACATATGCTTCAATGTCAGAAGCCACGGTGCTTGCAGGATAAGACTGCCTAAATGTTTTCTGCGATGTGCCGGGATCGGTGTAAGATACACCCATAAAGACACCTATCGGTGTCATGGCAGCGTCAAACGTATCACGTTCAACAGTGCCTCCGGTAACCAGCTTCACAGCGTCCCCATAGAATATGGCAGTACCATAGTTACTAGCGATTTTGTAGTGACGTACAGTACCCACGTAAGGAACACCGCTCAACAATTTTACCGGAACAAGCCCATAAGGGGCGCTTACTGTAGGATATGCCATTCCAAGCTCCTAAGATTAAGTTCCTTTTCCGAATGTTACACGAGACTTTCTCTCGTTAAACAACGGCATGCGAGGGTCGTTCTCGCGCATCAGGTTGTTATCAACGGATTGCATCTGACTATCTGTCTGCTGTGTAAAATACTCAGTGCGTTCTTCTACCATTTCTTGTGGAGCCTTACATAACATCAAACCACCAATAACTACGTTATCTCTAAAACGCTCTTGTTCTACAGTAACCATAGTAATTTCTGGGTGATCCTTTGCTTTGCAGGGTTCCCAACCTTCGCGCAACTTTGATGAGACATTCGTAGCATCTACCTGACCTTGATTGCTAACACGAACCCAACGATACGCATATCCATCTTGGGGAGTAGGAGACGGTAAAGTCTCTGGACGCATCCAAGCTTTCTTACGCACTTTCTTTTCGCGGGTCTGTAGCTCACGATCAATTCTATTTTCAGCCATCTGCTTTCCTCATGTCTATTGCAACCTGTTTGGCGTATTGTTTAGGGGTCAACCCCAACCTTTTAGCGATTTGCACTTGGGTCTTGGTAAGTGTTACCTTTTTAGGTGCTGTGCTCCGCGTTGCGGGTGCGACCACATTTGCCTTACGCTTAGGCTCTTCAGCCTCGGGTTCTGCAGCCTCCTCAAAATTATCTGGGAAGACCTGACGCATACGAGTATTTATAGTCTCGTAGTATTCATCGCTTTGCGGGCTTACGCCCTGTTTGACAAGTTTATTATGCAACCCCAACGCTAAACTTGTCATTTCATCGTCAACCCCAAACCACGTATTAGCTTTTTGCCAATCTGCGGCTCTTTGATCGACCTGTCCTGTTGGAGCGGGTTCTATATCCGTCTGTACAGGTGTTTCAGTCTCCTGTAAAGAAGGCAATTTAAAGTTTGCTAGTTTGTCAGCCTTTAACTTAGCAGATGTTAGCTGTTCTTGTGCTTCCAACACTGCCTCGGAATCTCCAGACTCATACGCTTCTTTATAAGCACGTTTGGCTGCATCTGTTTCTATAGTGGCGTTTTTCTTAGCCTGTTCTAACAACGCGGCTTGGTTCTTGTTGACGTTACCTTTTAGCTTTTTGTTTTCTTCCATAAGCTGCTGAGTAACGCGTTCAAGCTCCTGACTCTGCCGAACAGCCTCTTCTTTGGCACGACGTTCATCGTGGTAGCCTTTACTGAAATGTTTGATCCGCTTTGCGACTTTTTCGGAATAGTCTTCAAGCTCTTCTTCTGTAACATCTTCAGGGGGTTCAGACGGTTTACGATTGCGATCAGCTTTTGGCGTATCGTCAACGACTTCAACTGCCACCTCGCTGTCATCAGTATCCACCTCGACTTCAGGCTCAGATTTAGTTTCAACTTTGGTATCTTCACCACTTATATCCACTTCAATAGCACTGGAAGATTCAATATCTAATTTTTCCTCCGTTTCGTGCGGGAACTCAAATTCTACTTTTTGAAATGCCATGCTTATGCCCTCGTAACGCCACGAGGATCATCTACGACTGCCTCAATTGAATCATCATTCATTAAACGATATTCTAAACCCCCAACAGAAAACCGCGTGCCTGAGTTCATACGAAACAATACGTAATCACCTTCCTTGCACCAAGGGCCGTGGGGAAACCTATCTTCATCGCTATATGCTTCTGCGCCCATATCAACCACAAGACCGATAATGGACATGATGTGGTCCATCTGTTTTTCTTTATCCGTTTTGAGAATGCTGGTTCCCTCATATTTTTCTTCTGGTTGCGGGAGCGCTATAAGCAGGCGGTAGCCTACAGGTTTAGGTAACTGCAGATCAAACTCTGCGTCATTTAGAGGTACTACTGTTTCAGTCATTATCATCTTCCATATAACTGCGCGAGAGGTCTTCTATGTATCCTACGCTGGCTTCGAGACCCCGAATTAAGCCAACGACTTCCTTGTATTGGGCGTAATCTTTTGCCCCACCTGTACCAAGAAATTCTAATGCAGAAGATTTATCACCTTCGATCTTTTCTCTAAGCACGTCAAAGACGGTTTTTGCCATATATTACTAATTTCCTTTCTTAGGCGTAGGCATAGACTGCAGTC